ATGGCAAAGACTTGCGATGTTTTCTTGAATAAAACGCAAAAACGTTGAATGACCTATGGGACGCCGACCAAACACCGCAATCCTTGCTCAAGCCGCTGCCACCGGTGTGGGTTTGAGGCAAGCCAGGCGCCAGCTTGAAAAAAAGCAAGGCGTGCCCAACGCAAAACCGATGAAGCCGATCGAGGGCATAGGTCTGGACGGCGAGATCGACCGGCTAGAATCCTTGGCCGCCACCCTGGGCGAAGCCGCCAAGGAGGCCAGCGGCCCGGAGCGGTCTAGCCTAATTGGCGACTACACTAGAGTGGTAGAAGCTCTGCGAAAAATGAAAGGCGATCGCCCTGATATCAATGAAGCAGAGGGCAAAATGGTGCCGATCGATGAGGCCGACAAGATCCTAGCCCGACGCGATAACGCCCTTATCCCGTTGCTGATGGGCATGGCAAAGCGACTGGCGCCGATCTGTGCCCACCGCACGGCCGCCGAGATCCAGATCGAGGTGCAGAATGAGGTGGGGCAGGTGATGCGACAAGTGCAGGCAGCGCTGTGAAGGCGGCCGAGCAGTTACTAAAACGCGAGCGTAGCCGGTGGAACTTTGAGCCACCACCAAGCGTAATCGAGTGGGCCGAGAAGTACGTGCAGCTGGACAGCCGGATCACGGCACGCCCAGGGCTGTACTCCACCAGCTACACGCCCTACGTGGCCGGCGTGCTCGAGGCCTTGGCCGATCCAGGCGTGCATACGGTTACGCTTTGCTGGGGTAGTCAGACAGGCAAGACGCTGACGCTAGCGGTCTGGCTGGCATACCGAATCGCTAACGATCCGGCGCCAGCGTTACTGGTCATGCCTAACGCGGATCTGGCTAGGTCGTACAGCGAGACGCGACTGACTCCCATCTTTGAAAAATGCAAACCGGTGCGGGCGCTGTTCCCATACGATAGCGACGACTTTAAAATTTTAGAAATGCAGTTTACTACCATGACTCTCTCGCTGGTCGGATCTAACTCGCCAGCAAACATCAGCTCGCGCCCGGTGTGCATTGCAGTGCTGGATGAGCTGGACAAGTTTGCCCCACCGACAGAAAAGGAGGCGGCCGCGTATAACCTAGCGCTAGAGCGCACCAAAGCCTTTCCTAGCCGTAAGCACGTGCTGACCAGTACGCCGACACTAAGCACTGGCGATATCTGGCAGAACTACCAAGCAGGCACGCAAGAAACCTACCATGTGCCCTGCCACAAGTGCGGCGAGTTTCAAGCCATGGAGTTTGGGCAAGTGCGATGGGCCGACAGCGCCAGGCAAGAGGATGGTCGATGGGATCTACAGAAAGTGGCCGAGACAGCTTTCTATCACTGCACCAAATGTAACGAGCCGTGGAACGAAGGGAACCGCAGGACGGCGGTTGAGCAGGGCAAGTGGGTGGCAGCAAATGCAAACGCAGAGCGCGGCCGGCGCAGCATGCGACTGCCCAGCTGGTACTCGCCGACCGTCACCTTTGCGGATTGCGCCAAACAATTCCTCACTCAGAAACATTATCTGCATGGCTTGCAGGGATTCGTAAACGGATGGAGTGCGATGCCTTGGGAAGATCAATTCGACGACGATAAATCTATCGACATCCCCGCAGGTGCCTTTGCCAAAAAGCAGGAATGGGAAGTGGAGCATATAAAACTGGCGGCCATAGACCGACAGATCGACGGGTACTGGTATGTCGTGCGGGCGTTTACCAGGGACGGCCAGAGCCGATTGATCGATGAGGGCAGGGCAAGGACGATCGAGGACGTAGCGCAACACCTAAACGCGTTGGGTGTACAGCCACAGCACACGGCGATGGATAGCGGATATGAAGCCCACGATTCATACCGCATATGCGCGAGGTACAAATTCAAAGCATTGAAGGGCGAGGAGCGGCCGAACTACTGGATCGATACGCCTAAAGGCAGGCTGAAATCGGTGCATTCATCGGAGCAACCGACCGACGCGGGCTGTATGCTCCTGCTACTCAGCTCACCGGCCTGCCAAGATCTGCTGGCATGGTTACGCCGGGGGCAAGGGCCGAGGTGGGAGGTGGCGCATGACGTATCGCCTGATTACAAGGAGCACATGAGCAGTCACAAAAAAGTGCATCGGATAAACCGAAAAACAGGCAGGGATCTCTACGAGTGGGTGCGGATAAAATCTAGGCAGGATCACTTATACGACTGCGAGACTTATCTAGCTGGCTTTGCGGTCTACGGTAAAGTGATCAAGCCGACAGCTTCAATGGCGGAATCGTTGACACCTGTGGCGACGTGATGGCTATTTCCCGCAGACTCACGCGGGCCGTTGCTGTAAACTACCTGGCACAAGCCTCTGGGGTTACCGCAAGCGCCCTGACCAACCTTGCCACTGACCGCAACGCGGCAATGACGGGCGCAGCATCAGGCCGTGCTCTAGTCGGATCTTCAGCGGGTGGGCAGTCGGCCAGTTTTCAAATTGATCTTAAGCCGACCGAACGAGTTGAGCTATTTCAGGCCGCAATCGATTACCTGAATGGCGTACAAGTCACACGCACTAGCGCCTCATTTTCTTACATTTTGGATAGCTGATTATGGCACAGAAACTATCACTCGTGGCTCGGATGGGCGCAGGCATTAAGGCATTTGGCGCTGGATTCGGTGCGGGCATCAGCACGTTCCAACCCTACGAGGGCGCAGGCTTTTCCCGTAAACGCCCTGTAATTTATGGCGCCCATGCCCGCGACTCTCGCTTAGATCTTAACGAGGCCACACGGGTTGAGCTGCTTAAGCTCGCCCGACACATGTACCGCAATGTCGGGCTAATTAAAGGGGCGGTAGATTCAATCGCCACCTATTCAATCGGGCCAGGACTCCGGCCGCAATATCGCGGAGCAGATCAAGATTTTGGAAAGTTGTGCGAGGAATACTGGCGGGACGTGGTAGTCCCATCGCCCGAAGTTACCGGGCGCATGACGTGGACAGACATGCTGCTGGCGCTGTCGCGATCGATCGACGTGGACGGTGACGTGTTCGTAATCATGACGGAAAAGGGGAAGCTACAAATTGTCGAAGGTCACCGCGTTTGTGAGGGCGACGACTACGGAACTTCTGACGGCGTGTTTATTGGAAAGCTGGGTGAGCCTACAGGCTATCTCGTGCAGACTGGCGAGCTGTACCGCAAGCTGGATGCAGATACCGTCATTCATTTAATGGAGCTGGAAAGGCCGGATCAGATTCGCGGCGGCTCTTCACTCGCCCGCGCACTTAACCACGTCCGTGATTTAAAAATGCTTGGCGAGTTTGAGAAGGACGCTTTGAAATTGCAGGGATCGATTGCCGCCGTGATAACCACCGACCAAGGCGACGAGCTGGCTGGGCAGGGTGGATTTTTTGGGACAGTGCAGGCGCAGGACAGCGGAGAAAGCACCATCGCCCGCGAGGAGATCACGTCGTCTGCGACCATCCCGCGCCTTTCACCTGGCGAAAAAATTGAGATGATTGGGCCGAACAGACCGCACGCTGGGTTTGAACCTTTTGCAAAATTCCTTATTCGTGACGTTGCGATGGGCTTAGGATTACCCGTGGAATTTGTTTACGATCCAGCCAGCGTCGGCGGAGCAGGGATGCGGTTTATTGTAGCGAAGGCGCAACGTAGATTTGAGCAACGCCAACGGCTACTCATCGATAGATTCTGCAATCGTGCATGGCGATATTTTATCGGCGGAGCGATTGCCAACGGCGATCTACCGGCCGTGGAAGATTACGCAAAGGTTACGTGGCAGACCCCCAAGTCGCTGACTGTGGACGCTGGGCGCGAGGCAATGCAGGCACGCGAGGATTACAAGGCTGGGCTGTCCAGCTTGCAGGATTACTTTGGCGAGCTCGGTCAGGATTGGGAAGAGCAAGTCAGACAGATTGCAAAAGAACGGGAATTTATCGCATCGATCGGAACAGTCACCCCGCAGACCGACGTGGCGGCCCCGGTGGAAGTAGTTAAAGAAGCGCCCGCAATCGACGAACCTACGCCAGTTAATCCTGAGAAAGATCCGAACGCAGGGCCAGACGCAGAGCTGTCGGCAAAGCCTGAAGAAACTATCAAGTCAGAATCCTTCATTATGAGAGACGATCCAGACTTTAACCTTTCCTCTAAAGAGCTGGATATGGTTGCCAAGGCCGTCGGGTTAAAAGATAAGAAACCAAAAACTACTAAAAGAAAGTAGTTGCCCGCACACCCTCCGCCCATACGCTTAGGGCGTGGGCAGTAATTCGCCAGATTCGGCCACGGTTTACTACGACGACGGAACAATCAGCGTAAGCGGGAAAATGATTGTTGTCGGTGCGCCTTACAATCAAACGTACAACTTGGGCAGCATTGTCGGGACTGCGTACGGCAAGGATAACAGCGGGCAGTTGGTCTCTTTAGTCTGGATCATTCTTTCGGTGTTTGGTTTGCTTTTTGGCCTATCCGCTTGGAAAAACTATAAAGTTTTAGGCGCCACGATCATCGCTGCATCAACAGCTATTTTAGTCAAAATGATTCAAAAACTGGATCGGCCTTATGTGGAATTGAAGTTTGGTGGATTGAATAATCAAATGCTTTACATGAAGGGCATTGAACAAGCGCAACATCTTGCAGCCGCAATTAACATGGCGATGCAGGACATGCACACGCCACCCGAGCCTGGGCAACCCGTCCAATCCGCACCCATTTTCCCAAGTCCCGTCTTTAGCCGAAACTGATTTGACACCTGTTGGCCAGCATGGCCAACAAACTTTCTAACGTATCCATTTTAACAGTAGGCGAGGCCAAGGGGCACAACCTACTGATCGACCAAACTTCACTCGAGCAAGCGCTGGCCGTGGCGTTGTCCATGAAGCGCATCAAGGTGACCATGGGCCACGGCGCCGAAGTCTCTGGAATCCTTGGCTATATCGACGGCTTTAAGATTGAAGGCGATCGCCTCATGGGCGATCTCACTCTGTTTAACACCAACGAGGCGCAATTCGTTCAGCACTTGGCCAACGTATTGCCCGAAGGATTTGGCCTGTCTCTTACTTTTAGCGGAGTACCGGAACAAGTGGCAGGCGATCGTTTTGCTAGGGTAAGCGAGATTTACGATATTTCTGTAGTTAGCTCGCCCGCAGCAAACAGCGCGGGATTATTTTCAGCCTTCACGGCAGTTGACATGAAAAAACTTCAAATGAACGAAGCACCTGTCGAAGTTAAAAAAGAGCTGAGCGAGCCTGCCGTCGTGGCGACTCCCGCACCCGAAGCTCCTGCCGTTGAAACTCCCGCCGCTGTCGAAGCACCTAAAGCCGAACTGGCTGAAATGCCTGCCGACAAGCCTGCTGAAAAAATGGCAGAACCTACTTTGACCGATATCGCTGGAATGCTTGCAGAATTACTTGCTCTTATGAAAGCGGATGCAACTCAGGACGTGACCGAAGCGCCTGAGGCTCCTGCAGCTCCTGCGCAAGACATGGCCAAGCCTTATGGAATGAGCGCCAAGTCTAACGAAAAAGCTTCTACTACTTTGGAAAAAGCCAAGGCCGACGCTGCTGGCGCAGTGGCGGTTCCCGCTGAATCGAGCCAACCGCTCGGCCGGGCAGAAATCCTCAATCAATTCAA